ATTACTATATTTTCCGGATTCCATGTTGAAACAATCTTTATTTGATATGTGAGCGCCTGAAACTCTTCAAGAACAACCGTGTTAAACAAAGGATCATTTCCCACAATGTCCACAGAAGTATTTAGTGGATCAAATGTGCTTTCAACAGTCAACTCTATTCGTTTAAACGTATTTCCAACAGGAAACGGTGTTCCAAGATTTATATACTGCTGTATTAAAACGGCATCCGCTAGGCTTACAGTCCCGTTTCCACTAACATCAGCCCTTATAATTTCTGCCATAGATATATATCCATCAACAATGGCATCTAGTTGGTCATCAGGAAATATAGATAAAGAGTACCCGTCTAACATTAAGTTTGCTGTAACATCACTGTCATTAATTATCCCATCACCATTAACATCTCCGTATTTATCATCAAATATTTCAGAGTATATTATTCTATACTTGAGAGCGGAAAGGTTTATATTTGGGGTTAAAATAGACCCGACTAAATTATTTGATAATATTTCTTGCGGAGGATTTATTATAGTAAAAGTTGATGCTCCTGCCAGTCCTGGATAAATTGTTTGTCCGGATAATACAATATTGTTTTTTGCTGTACGATTATCATCTTTTATGTTTCCTAAAATTATTGTGTCGTTCCCGGCATCTATAAGAGTGTTTAGACTTGTTTTCGACACAACAGATATATCCGGAACATCCTCAACTCTGGTAAAAATCGGATTTCCCGTGGCCGGATGGGGAACTGATGTTGTAAAATTGTTAGACGCCTGAACTATAACATAATTGTCAGTAGTATAAGATGTACTCAACAAACTATGATGATTTTCATTATGTGATTCTTCAACTCCCGTTTCACTGTTTAATTCTATCTTTGGTGAAACTATCTGTATCCCATTATCATAGGCTGTTCCGCTTGTTACTCTTGCCGCGCTGGTGTATACTTTAAACCACAAATTGCTTCCTACAACATCCGTCCACGTGTTTTGAGAAAACACTGACAAACGCATAGAAGAAGTGTCTGCTGTTATGTTTGACGCCTCTTCGAGAACAATAGTTCCTTCTCTAATATCACCGGATCTACTAACAGTAACCATATAGAATTTATCTGTCTCTATTCCCGTTGATGTAGAAGAATTTGCTATGGTTGAAGTTGCAAAAACAAAGTCTACCACCTGCGGAACATCTGTTAATATAACACCAAGATTTTCCAAATCATTTTGCGTAAAAGATATTTCCGCTAAAGATACTGGATATGGATCAAATTCAATTGATGTTCCTGGAACAATATCTGTTTGACACGTTACTGTAGACTGCAATTGTCTTATGCCCAAAACTATGCTTCCAGACCAACTAAACCCATATACCGCGTCGTCTTCAACAGACAACAGTGTAGATACTTTTTGTATATTGCCAGTTGTTGCTTTAAATTTTTGGCCCACGATAACCCCGCCAACGCTTGGCAGCAGTTTTCTGGTACCAGTGGCCGTAACATTAATCTGCAAATCATTGACGTCTAGACTGTCTACTGCCGCAATTTCTTCCAGCACTTGGTTTAAATTTTTAGAAACATTTGCGGGTTTAAAATCCACAAAATCCATGTTGGGTTCCGCTGATTGCTCTGCCATTACAGCGTCTCTCACAACGGTCATGGAAACAGTTTCTAAAATTTGTATTCTTCCGCCCGCAACCCTACAGGGGGTTCCGGTAACGATATCATTTTGATTTCCCATAAAATCTTGCGTCATAATAGAAATAATTTCTGTAAAATATTTTTGCGTAGTTTGAGATTCGTTTTTAACAAAAGTCAAAACCTCATAGGAAAACAACCCACCGAATATTTTTCCGAATATATATATTTTTACAGTGGCTGACCCAAACAGACCAGATCCTGTTAAAATTACTTCTAGTTGGTTTCCGCCCGACGCATCTGATGGCTGAATAAAAACAGGAAGACCGTACACATCTGTTTGAAAAATTGGACATCCGTCGAAAGCGGGCGTTTGCATCAATGATGTTATTGACACAGGGACGCTGTCAGAATCAAACAACGTTCGTTGGACGGCGAATTCTTTTTCAACACCACTCCCAACAGATATATTAACAGCGTTTGTTGTGCCAGCAAGCCACGCATCTTGTTCGGTATTTAAATCAACATCGCTTACTTGTTGCCCATCAAACCAAGAATTTCTAGAAACCATTTTTCTCTCCTTTTTTACTTGACAAATTCTATAAACCACGTGATAATGTTCATTATGAACACCCCAACAGGAAACATATTAATCCTTCCCACATATTTAATATATACTTCCAAATGTTATTAAAACTTTAACATATCTTTTGAAAATATACTTTTATTTTCTAAACTTGATAATCGCTGTACATGAGGCAGGCTTTATAACATTAATCAGTGTTATTAATAGATTTTCTAAATCAGGATTTCCTATAACTTTGTCTAAAGAATCTATAACCTCTACCTCAAATTTAAAAATCCCATTTTTTGGATTCACTAATGTTGTTGCACTAGTGATCTCAAAAGGAATAGAATCAAAATTATACAACGCTGTAGTATTTAAATCACCAACTGTAGGAATTGCAAAATCCGTATTTTGCTGAAATCCTGCATCTATAATGTCCGTTGTCGTTGTTCTAATCAACTGCAATCTTTGTATATCAGAAAACCTAATATTATCTAAAATTGCATTTGCGCCGTTTGCAGAAAACACATCTGTTCCAGTATAAATTTGTGAAAATGTATCTGTTAAATCTATATTGTCCACCAAAAATCTATCTGTTCCTGCTCTAATTTCCGCTTGACCATAAATAACACCATTTCCGTACAATAAACCTGTTCCATATTTGATTGTCCCACTTTCGCTGCCGTCAACGAATAATCTCATTCTGTCCAAATTATTCTCAGAATTAGTCTTCCACATTACCATAATTCTATGCCACGTGTGTCTGTTCCAATTTACATAAGAGCTTAATAAATATTCTATATTACTTGCTTTTATATAAAAATTTATAAACCCAAATTCGTCAGCAAAAACACTAACTCTGTCGCCATTGTTACTCATTGGAACATATGTGATTTTCACACCAATGTTTTGGGCCGGAAGCGGTATTCCTAGAGTAATAGTTTTACCATCAATATTAGAAACGCGTCCCCCGACAAAATAATTTATTCCAGAATTATATGTGTCGCTAACAAGCCTAACGCTATCAATGGTTCTAATTTTTTGATTAGACGTGACAGTTGTAGCTGTTATTGATTCGGAAACATCTTGAACAATGGAAGATGCATCAAAATAATAATGATAATTTGGGTTGTTATTCATATCTTCTAGCGGACTCATCCAAAATTCTAAAGAACCCTCATTATTGTTAAATATAAATCCCGCATTATCTATAATATACGGCCTATTGTTCGCCAATTTAATTCCTTTATCAAAAGAATCATTAACGCTTTGCGCCACCTCAAACCCAGAATTGAATTTATCAATAAATTTAGAAGAGTCGTCTCCGCTGCCATCAAAATGCATAAGCAGTAAAGTATTATTATCTTCAGTAAATGCAAAATTATACATAAAATCAGTAGTTATTGTTCTTGGTAAGCTTCCTAGAGACTCCCCAACTCTAGTATCTGTTGACATGTAATCTAAGATTCTAAACTCATCAATAACCGAATTTAATATGTTTTGTCCAGCAAAATCACTTCCAATATAAAACATTTCTGGAAGACTGTCTATATTTATTTTAAGATATGATGTGTAATCTATTTCATACAAGCATCCATTTAAAACAAAAGGCTGTCCGGCACTACCATATATTTCTAGTCTAAAAATACCATTAGAATATTGAGAAACTTCCGCGCAATCTCCAGAATTGTTAGACACTGTTATTGAGTCCTTCTCTCTTATTTCTATCACACCGGCAGACAATGATGTGTCCGCAATAACATCATTTGTTGGCGTCACGCCAACAAACACGTTGCTAATTGATGTCCAATATTCGTCAGTATATTGTGTTCCATTTTCACTAAAATTTATAGTTTCGGTTGTGGCACCAGAATAAGTTGTTCCGCTTATAATAACTTGATTTGGCCCAACACCATAATCTATATTTTCTCCCAAAAGAGTAATCGCCAAGGTTCTTCCTCGTGTATTATTGCTTGGTTGGCAATATATATTAAGAAACCTCTCCATATTTGGCCCGCTTATCACAAAATCATTGTCTACGCTTATATTATATCCGTCTAATATTATTTCTGTTATTTTGACATCGCTCAGGTCTGTTGGTGGACTAGAGTTGGTTCTAATAGTGTCATAACCTCCACCATATACATAGATTTTGTCTAAAAATCTCTTAAATATTAAACCTAATGTTTTTAAAACAACCCTGCTTCCTTCATCAATATTATTATTTAAATAAATAGTGTAAGAAAAATTTGAACCAGACAAAATAGAATAGTCAGGAGAATCAGAGTTAAGTCCATTAATCTCTGTTTCATTACCATAGGCATCCTGTTTTACAACCACAAATCTTTGAATATCAATTGGTGTGTCCACACTGACACTGTATTGGTTTATACTGAAATGTATATTTCCGAGAGATAGAGATAAGCTAGAGCTTACCTCGACTGAATGCTCTCCAACACCGGTAATAGTATAAGGGTCTCCTTCATTTGGAAACTCTGTTCCGTCAGGAGTTTCATCTAATATGTATAATAAATCCCCCACGCTAATACCAGATGCCACAAAATCACTTCCTAGTGATGAAAATATATTTGATCCAGCAGTGGAGAATCCGTCGAAACCGCCAACTATAGATTTTGGCGCAGATGCGGATAAAATCTCTTCGGCAACATCTCCAAACATAGACGAATCATTTACAAAATCTGGTTTTCCTCCATATTTAAATAAATTTGGAGCCTCAAACCCATCTATAAACAGGTGCATCTCATCTTTCTCATCAGGAGAGTTGAATTTCCAAGATACGGCAATATGGTGTAGTTGTTCAGACAACCAATCAGAAACATCAGAAGATAAATTATAAAAACCAGAGCTTAATCCGAATAGAGATTTGTTATCAAACACTCTGAAATTAATAAATCCTTTTCCATCTTTAAATAATGACATTCTATTAGAGGATTGCCCATGGGCCATATCAAAAATGTAATGAGAGTCACCAGACGAAAAAGAAACTCCGTCAATAGACAGCCCATAATCATCTGTTGCCACATCATATCCATCTATAGATGCATTAAAATTTATTTCTTTTTCCGTACTAGTAATCACATCCGTTACTTCATTGATGTTGCTTGAGTTTTCAACAGGAACAGATATGTTAAAAAACTCTCCAGTAGTAGATATGGTTCCAGAAAAGACATGAGATTCTGCCGGATTTTGTCTCCATCTTATTTGCCATAACCCGCTGACGCCATCAAACCATATAAAAAACCCGGTTTTGTCACTCATTTCGGATGGGAAATTTAATTCAAATATATTATTAGAATCAATCTTTAATGTAAACGGATTTGTGCTCGGATTTTCCCCTAAAAACCCAATATATATATTTGAAGCATCCGAATACCCATCCATTGATAAATCAAAAGTTAATGTTGAATCATTTTCAATTCCATTCCAAGATGGCCTTATCCATGTTTCAATAGTTCCTTCGTTAATTTTTAAATGAGATGGCGCCTGAACTTCTACATATTGATTGTCAGACACTCTGAGACCTTGATTGAATTTTCCAAAATCAAAAGTTTTTGACGAATTATATGTTGGGGCTTTAATATTTAGGTTGCTTTCGCCCAAAATCCACCCAACTATGTTTTCTTTTATATTTGGTTTAACTTCGGTGAACGACTCAACCAAACCCTCTATAGATGGAATTGTTGGACCTGTTATAAAAGACTGAAGGGTTCCTCCAAGTATAGACCTGTAGGTCTCTCTGTTTAAATCCAGAGAAAAAGTAGTAAGTTGTGGTATTTGTGTTAACGAGCCAAAATTTGACAAAAGAGAATCTCTTAGGGCCCCGTATTTATATGTAACATAATACTGGCTGCCGACAGGTAAAGAGCTGCTAACACTCCAATTTAAACTATTATTCCCATATTCATATGAAACTAAAATTTCGTCACCAAGATAAACGTAATCTACAAACAAATCTCCATAATTATAATCTATCAATACAGAATCGCCATTTTGTAATAAATTATACGCATCTAAAGTGACTATATTGTCTTCAATAAAATCTGTATTAATATCAAAGTAATTTGTTAAAGAAGAAAACGGCAAAGTTTCTAATTCAGAAGTTTTATAGATAGCTTTAACAGATATTGCATTAAAATCCAACACTAGTGTTTTTGGTGATGCTTGATCAGAATATACCAAGCTCCACGGAGCTCCGTTCTTTCCTAATGTAAAATTCTGATCAACAATAATCTGGTGAGAGTTCACTATCATGGTAACAGTAAAAGAATCTATTGGCAAATCGTTATTGGAACCAACAGTTAGTATTTTTCCAACATCATCTGATGTAAAAGTAGCAGAATTTGATGTAAATATATTTCTTCCAAGAGAAAATATTCCATCGTTTCCATCCTGTGAAACACCAACAATAAGCGGTCTAGAGGAGTCATCGTCAATAAATTTTTGACCAACTTCTTCTAGGTTAGAAACCGTTACAGTACCATCCAATATGTTTGTAAAATTATAATTTTTAATATTAGATGATAACGAACTAGAGCTTCTGTATACATCAAACACATTTAATATATGTTCTTTGTTTGTTTTTATATTTTTATATTTATATTTTATTTCTCCAATATCCAAATCTTGGTCAGAAGAAACAGAAACATATACTACTCCATTAATATAATCTACGATATAATCTCCAACAGATGTTAGTTTATCTAAATTGGTATCAATATCGTTATAAATCCTATCTTCGTAAAAAAACTCGTTAACAAAAATATCATTATTGGAAAATATCACCGATGTATTAAAATTGGCCCCAATAAATCTTCCGCGCCCATCTGTTAAGCCACCATTAGATAAACTAATTTTAAAAACTCTAAGGTTTGTGGTGTTTGTTAGTTCATCAGATACTAAAAGAACTTCTTGCGACACAGAGTCAAAATAAGCTTTTTCTCTCTTAACATCAATTTGTCTAGGCGCACGTCTTCCTGAAAAAGTAACCGTAGAGTCATTAAATCTAGTTATATTGTATACTTCTCCGGTAGTTTCATTAAATATTCTAAAAACATTTGTTATCGGATATTTCTTTGTGCTTAGCATGAAATCAGAAACTAATCTGTTTTCAACTCTTTCATTTAAAGATTCTATATGAGACAAAGCGACAAAATCACTCCCGTCAGCGAAAACATCTTCAAATTCAAAAGATATCTTGGCCTCGATGCCAGATATATTTCTGGTAGAGTTTATTGCTAGTTCGCTAGTGTCACCATCAAAAACAAAATCCAAATTCTCTAAAAATATTTTTCTGTACAAGTAATTTATTGCTGGAGGTGCAACACCGGTTCCATCATTATTCTGGTCTTCACCAAATACATTTATCTCTCCGGTATTATAATTGACACTAAACTCTCCCGGCCTAGACGGAAGCCTGGAAATATCAAATTTTATTTCTCTGTTAAAGGCCGGATGGTTTGATATAAAGGCATCTAATGACGACGTAGACTGCGTGCACAAAAAGGTAACCCCACCAGCGGTAGAAATTTCGTCAAAATTATTTATAATCGGGGCATTAAGAGTAGAATATCTATTTGTGATTGCGGGACATATTTCTCGAGCAATAGTTTTAGTGGTGGTTAAAGAAACACTGCCAGATGTTATATTTCTTCCAAGGTTTTTGTAAACATAAGAAATTTTTATCTGATCTCCGGCTTCTGGAATAATAAAACCGCCAGCGCCCCCTGTTATAGATTTTGATGACAACTCCACCTCATTGCTGTTTAAGTTAACATTAATTCCGGCCAGAAGCGTGTCATATCTGTTATCTAACAAAGTATATCCATAGGCGGAAATATTATATTCTGTGTAAGAACTATTTCTTACAAGAGCAACAGATATTACTTGCATTACATTTTTATTTTCTAGTTTAATTTTTAATCCAGAAAAATGATTGTTTAGATTAATATCGTCTGTTACAGTTTCATTAACAACATCTTCTGCTTGCAAACTAATAGGATCTGACGTCAAAGTTTCTATAATAGGATTTAAATAAATCCCATCTCGCGAATCAAAAAATTGTTTTCTGGAAAACCCAAACTCTAAAAACCCCGGCCTGCTTGACCCTGATATGGTAGGAGACACCTTTAAAATTTCAAAAGCGCCCTGTTTGGACAACTTATCTGTGGGGCCGTCCCCGCGCGTAACCAATTCATCTGTAACTAAAACAGATAGATAATTTCCAGAACGAGCTATTTCTGCTGAGTCTGATAATTTATGAAACTGGCTGGACATCCCAGACACCAAATCTCTTATCAAGGTTGGTTCGCTTGTTTCGTACACCGTTGGAGACAAGTCATCCATCATAGATTCTCTAATGTTGTCAGAGATTTCTCCCGGACTAACAATGAAAATAGCGTTTCTGTTCCCATCCTCTGTTATAACTTCTCCGCTAGTAGCTCTAAACAAAACAGAGGGCGTGCTAGAAAATTGTAGAAAATATTTTATATTAGGGAAAAGAGGACTGAATGTTAAATTAATATTGTCGTTATCTATAATAAGAGATATTATGTCTGGGTCAGAAACACTGCTTACAGACGATGTTAATGAAACATTATCTATACCAACCGACGTATCAATATCTTCGTTGAAAAGAATATTGATATTAGAAACAGTAAAATTAGTTATTCTAACAATTGAAAATGCCATCTCTTACCTCGTCTCAGATTGTATATCTATAGTTCCTGCACTTAAATATTCGTTTTTTAAGGCAGTAATACTAAGGGTGTTGTTTCCGTTGTCGGAACTGAAATTTAAAACCCTAACCCTATCTATTCCTTGCACAGAGTATAATGTATTTATAACATCAGATGCATCTATTGTTGTTCCAAGACTCGTGCTGGTAAAAAAAGAAGACACGGAATCTATAGCGTTCTGGACAACAGTTTGCTCTTGATCAGAAAACTCTGGCAACAAAACTATTCTCACAGATACATTAATACTTTTTTCTTTTGCTGCTTTAACCAATATGTCCGCGGTTATTGGTCTAACTTGCTCAATAGCAAGAGTAGAAGTGTTAATGATAGAGTTGTAATTAAAAGTTATTGTTATTCTTTCATTTTCTTTTGGTGCCACATAATTATAATTTAAAACATATGTGGTATTATCTAACGGTTGATTAAAATTACTAACAGAAAACACGCCGGTAAGATTGTTAGATATATCTTTAAATCCAGAATTTACATAAATTCTACTTACATTTGTGAAAATCTTGCTAGTTATCTGCTCTCCATTTTTGGAAAAATATATTGATTCATTATCATTATTATTAATATAATAAAACGTAATTCTTATCAAATCTCCTGTGTTTAGTTGATTGATAATATTATCGGGTGTTCTCGGTAAAGCTATTTTTGTTTTAGATAGCAGTGTGTCTGTTAGAGCAATATTTATATCACCAGAATTATCGTTAATTTTATAATTAACGACATCAAAAACATTATCTACTGATATAACGTTGTTCGAAGAATCAATGTGAACTTTTTCAACAGAGTAAATTTTTGCAACTTTTATTGAGGACGTAATGGCGGATATATTGGCGTCATCCATTATAGCATTAGATAAATCTACCTCAAACCCATCAGATGAGGTTATTGAAACTAATGCGTCAGAAACCAAATGTATAGTTGTTCCTAAAACAGAAAGGGCGCCACTCGACCGCGTAGATCCAACAGAAATTTTTAAATTACTTCCTGCTTTTCTAAGGTTATTAGTTATCGTCGTTCCACTATAAACATTTGATGTTGGCTGATATCCCAATAAAACGCCATCTAACATGAATTTGTTTTCAGACGAAACAGCTGGCAATAAAGAAATATTATTCTCTGGAATCAAATTGGAAACGCTGGCAATGTAATTCACTAAAACCACATCTCCCTCGGAAGCCACATTTTCAGAAAAATAAATTGTGTTGTCGGAAAAATGCCCAGTTCCGTAAGCATCCGACGAAAAAATATCAGAATAATTGAATCTTATTGTTGCGACATCTCCATCGTTAGCAATACTATCTAGCGGAAGAGATATTACGTTTGTTCCATTGAGACCTTCCTGTCTTGAATCAGTATTGAATAACTCGGCATTGTCGCTAGCCCGCCTTATATCAAGAACGTTGGTAACAACATCTCCTGGAGCAACAGACACGGTGCCGTCTGAAACCACAGACGTGTAATTGTGAAAAACCAGCACAGATAAAACACTGTATATAGGATTTACAACTGTAACATTAAGACTCCCACCTACATCAGAAACAATAGTTGTTTGTTCGTTTTGTACTAAGTTTCCAAAACCCCAATCAACAGAATCTTGCGCAAACCTTGTAGCATTATGGTCTATCAAATTATCGAAATCAAACACCCGGTCAAAAGACTTAACCCACACATAGTCTATCTGTAAAACATCTGTTGCTGATGGCAGCGTGTTCCCACTAATTGTTATGCTTCCAGTAGTGTTTAATGCATCAGCCTCCCCATTAGGATTTTGATTAGAAACTATATATCTTTCTCCTGTGGTAAGGTTTACTACACGATTAACATTGCGTATAGGAGTGTGTTTTAATGTAACAGAACTTCTGCTGCTTGAGTTTACAAAAACACTCTCACTGATAACCAAAACATCTTGAGTTATTGATTTAATCTCCTCAATGTCAGAAAATTGCATTTGGTCTGTGCCATTAAAAATTCCCTTAGTTGCTTCCTCCCCCTCTAGCTCAATCAAACTAGACACCCACCTTAAACGATCAAATCCAAAAGGACTTCCACCAAAATCCCCAGTGTCTTTTAGTAGTTGAAAGTTTCCGTGCGTTAGGCCAGAGCCATCAGTATATTTTTCTATAAAGTTTGACCCAGAAGAGCTTCCTACAACTGAAACAACACCATCAACCGGCTGAAAAGGCAATTGTTCCGAAGATATTAAATCAATTCTTCTTTGAGAAACATTTGTGGATGTACTCTGCCCCTGTTGTCCTAATATAAAATCGTTTATAGGATCTGTAGAATCATGATTTCCACTTTTATCGTTATAAATAAAAGAATCTATTCTGGAAGATAAAACGTTGCCCAGAACATATATGTCTACTTTTCCGCCAGTTCCAATAGATGTTATTGTGGAATTCCCATCACTGTCAGTAACAACCTGTGTGCCGTCTCGTATCAATAATGTGTCGCCAGGCAAAACAATTACAGAGTCTTCAACTCCAGACAAAGACTCTATGGTGGTTGTGTAACCTAACGAAGTTCCCGTGTTACTTCCCGCAAATACGCTTAAAATTCTTGTTCTAAAAGCATCATCACTTTCAGGATTGCTTCCTCCAGAAAAAGACTGTAAATTGGTTACATTTGATACACCAGAAACATTCTGAGAAGATATAGAATATGGCCCAATATTTCCCGAAGAACCAGTAGTTAATGACTCGACATTTACCTCTATAGCATATGTGTCTGTTATTCCGGCCAAATTTAATTCTGTTTTAAACCTTGTTGCCGTTGACTTATACACATTTGAGCTTGTAGCTTTCATAACAGCAGTGTTAACTACCTGAAACGAAACCCCATTATTAGCAACAACCACTGATCCAGAAGCAATTATTATATCAGTATCTAAAATATTTGTTGTAAAAATAGCAACACCGATAGACGAACTCCCTGGATTTCTAGAAACGTTGAAGTTGGAAGCCAAATTATTCAAGTCAGACCCGTTTGAAGAAAACAAAGAAGAAAGATTTGCTATATTTCTTATTTGAGAGTATATTTCCGCCATTTGTTGGGCCGGTGAATCAATAAATAGGTCTCTAGATACCGTTCCTGGTTTTGTATCCAGGTCGTTTTGAACAAGTCTCAAATAGTCAATCATACTTATAACAATATCATTAAATGATTTAAAAATCATATTTTCTCCTATAATTGTTTATGAAATTATCGTAAACAACTCCTCTATTTTGGCTAATCTTTTACTAAATACTGTTACCACGACATTTAGTTGCCGTGGGTCATTATCATCTCTTTCCACATTAATTTCCCCAACGCTATTAATTAATTCAGCCAAAGAAACTTTTTGATTAACGGATTGAGATATTTGCAAAGCCTTAAGCCTGTCTAAGGTTTTGGACACGTTTGTTTGTATTCTTGCTAAATGAAGATCGTGTGGAAAGTTTTTACCAATATCTTCTGAAATAGAACAACCATACCACATGTGGTTTTGGTTTGATCCCAAGGGAGTTAAAACTATTTTAATAATATCCTGACGTAACTTTGGAGTATCTGTTATTGTTTTAACTAACCCATTAGGTTGAATTTTTAAATCTCCATTAATTAAAGCCAAATCGAATGACATTATATGCTCTCCCATATATTTGAAATTTTATTTATATCTTTGTTTTTATGCTTGGTTTGTTCCATCTCAGATGATAGCGCATTGATAATTTTTTCAACTTTTGTTTCAAGAGCTTTTATGGCACCAATAACACTGGCACTGTCATCAAATGATTCAACGTAATCTAAACCCAACTGACCTTTTAGTCTAATTCTAGCATCTTTGTTTAGGAGTTGCATTAGAGACGTAACATCTAGTCTAAACAAAGCAAAAAGTATAACAAGGACGTCTGTGCCAGACAATCCGCTAAACGTCCCGAGTATCAAATCCAAGTCTCTAAAGGTTTGCTTTAACGAAACTGTTACTTTTTCTTTTTTCTTTTCAATTTCTTTTATCGAAGTCTCTATTTGCCCAGAATCACTGAAAATAATATTAATTAAACTAGAAGCCATAACCGCATCTTTTAGATTTCTTGTTTTTAACTCTCCGACTCCAATGGTATCATCGAAACCAAACATGGATAATCTAGCGTCTTTTAATGCAATATACTGTTTTTGTTCTTTCAGAACACGATCTATTTCTCCAGGATTCTCTGTATTCTCGGCAATGTCGGTATTTTGATCCGGAGTTGCGCTAGGAACAACTTGATCGCTGGTTTGTTTGCGACACCTGTCTATTGTTTTTTTTACATCTGTCATGTCAACAACAACGTTGCTTAGAGACAATATTAAGCTGTATTCAATGTCTTTAGATATTTGAACAAACTCTTTAGATAAATCCCCCTGCGCTATTATTTTGTTTTGGTCGCCAGAATTAAAATTTCCCAATGCATTACTGCGAAGTATTATTATTGTTTCTATTAAGGGCCTATAATGTTTTGTTTTATCAAACTGCAAACCTTCATCAGTCATAAAAGCGCCACCAACCCGTTTTCCTTGTGGGAAAATGTCAACATTTGCGTTGTTGCACATTGGAAACAGTTGAGCTCGCAAACTAGAATCTCCGCTTATACTGTCCTTAATGCTAGAGGAGTTAAAATCAAATAATGTTTTTAATCTTGGATCACTTGACTCCATTTTTACAGTATGATTTGTTTTATATAAAACCTCCCTGTTTTTAAGACCATTTATGATATCTTCGTCGGTAATTTTATCAAATATATTATTATTGTTGAATTTTAAGAGCTCCGCGCGCGTGTCTGTAACAATTGCTGGCAATCCAATTGCACGATAAAGAGCGTTAATTCTGGACTCTTGAATATCTCCGTCTTTTCCACTTGAGCGTATACTGTCAATCTCTTTGACAATATTGGTAGAAAAAGTAATAAAATCAAGGTCTTTATTAAATTCAACCATTATTTTCCTCCAGGCTCTCTTTGAGAGCCCCCACTAGTTCCGTGAGCAATATCACCTGCGCTTTGTTTTGAAACAAGACGGCGTTTTGGTAGAACCGCGTCGGAAATAAATCTTACAGAAACCTCTCTGGTAATTTTAGAATCATTAGAAAATTCTACTATATACTCATTGTTTATTTTTGCTGTAATAGTAGCTACACCTGAAAACAATGAGACTATATCTGCCGTAACAACACCTGTTGAACTATTCAATACCTGGTTGGATATTGTTCCAAAATCTGTAAATAATTTTACATCCACGCTTACACCGTCAGGCAATTGCTGTGCAATTAAAGCTCCAGTGGCATCACGTGGTATCACGGAAATTATAGCCTTGTCTGTTTCCCCAGCCTTAACCAAATTTTTATCTACATCTAGTTCGCTATTTAAAGGACTAGTAATTTTTGACAAGGTTCTGTTCATTATATTTTTTAAGTTATTTATGAAATTAATTAAAAGATTAACCATATCGTTTTGTATTCCATCAATATCAAATGGTGGCTCACCTAATACAACTTTATTAGTAGAGTCTATCAGGGCATTTAGGTCCGACACAAATTTATCAAACCCGATATTGTCAAGCTCGGGAACTATGTCTATTCCCGGAGTATCCGGATACTCTATAGAATCTCTTGCGGCAGCAACATCAGGATGACAAGCTAGACCAACAACATCGTATGCAATTAGAACCTCCCAATTTGGAATTATTTCATATTGTACGGCACCAATCATTGTAAAAAGACTAGGATTAATAACAGTTATATCATTACCTTTTATTTTTACAATTGGCATGGTTGCGGTCTGCTGTCCTCGTCTTCCTGTAATCTTCACGTTGAAGCTTGCAGAGTTTCCCGATGATCCTGCCGTCTGGGCCTCGCTAACAGGCTCGTCTAACTGAGAATTTAATTGTTGCTGAAAACTTTGTATGTATGGTGATATTTGTGACAATCCACTATTTCCTGTTATAGTAGATATCTTCCAAGCAAAATATGGAGGAGCGTCAGAAAAAGATGTCGGAACAATAGTAGCTCTTCCTTTTGGCGGACTTTTGAACACTGGCGGACAAACGTTATCATCACAACAGGTATCATCAGCATCATCAACATCGACAGAGAGCACGACCTTTGTAAGATCAGCTTTTCCTTTAGACTTTTTCTTTTTGCACGGCTTTCCGCTAAACAATCTTAGAATTGCCATCACAATCTCTAATATTGGTTTTACCACATTCAATAACCCCGTCTGTTTTAATAATTCAACAATAAGAGTTTTTAATTTTTCTTTACAAGCAGCTTTCTGTTGTTCATTAGTAGCGTTGGTTAATATTTGCAGGTTTCTTTTTATAAGCTGATAAATGGGAACAACCACAGTTAGTATAAAAAGAACTATTGCTAAAATAATTTTAATAACTCCCAGTATCAATAAAAGACCGGCAGTTGGAGGAAATAATGAAAGAAATGCAGGTATCCATTTTTTAAACAATCTTATAATTGCTTTAATAACGGCAAAAGGGTTTTTAAGAGCACATAAAACTTCTATAATACCACGTATAACCCCTAGTATAGGCAATATAAGGGAATAAGCATAGACGAAAGGAGAAAAAACAGTTAGCAGTGAGCTAATTGCTGATCCCATATGATTTGTTTTAGTGGGATCACCAGACGGACTAATTTTAATTCCGCCAGGAGACTGGATTTGTAATAAATTATCCGACATTAGCTTTGACCCATCCGACGGCTGGCTTGAGTCGTCATAGGGAAGAGCGAAATTGGGCCCAGCCAACTGCGTAATTGTCTGCAAAGTTGCTAAAATGTTTGGATCATTTATAAACCACGTCATATTGTTTCCTTTAATCTATTGTTCGTCCGCATCTTGATATAAATCTCTCTGTGTTTCCTGGAGTAATATTGCCTTTTTTATCTACTGGAGTAGTGCCTGCTATTCCATAAGTGTGTATTTTGTCACCATTTAACAATAGCTTTCCGCCCGCGGAAATTGAAAAATCACCAACAGACTTGAGGGCAATATTTCCTTGTATATCTATGGTCATTCCATATTCATCTATAATAATTTTATGACTTTCTTTGCCTGGTCTGTTTAGGTGTATTTCGATTCTTCCAGGTCTGTCATTAGTGTCGCTGGAGGCAGTAAATCTTTTGTCTCCAGTTATTCCTTTTCCGCCAATTTGTATTATAACGTCCCCGTCTGTTTGATGTATCACGCTTCTCCCATTTCTATCTCTTCCATAATGAGAAACAATCCCGCCAGCCAAGTCGATTACTAAAGATTTTCTATCAGCGGTATCTGCCCCAACTGATACCTCGGCACTTCCGTCAAAGTTAGCGTGAAGACTTCTTCCTCCAGCATTTGCTTGGGGGTTTGTCTGATAATTGTTTTCTTGTAGCGGAAGTATTGTGTTATAAAGCTTAGTTGTAACCGGGCCAACCGACGCAGAACTATTAATGGGATCAGGGCTTTTTAACTCTCCGCTTTTAAATATCGATGGAGCTATAGCAACAATATCATGATGAGCTGTTCCGGCGGCCACATACCCATCAACCGTAATTGGAACGTATTCTTTATCCACAATGGTTGGGCCGGAAAAACTTGCCACACCATTGGTTATGGTCTTATATCCAAATGGCAACAATCTTACATCTTGTTTTTGCGGGTCTTTAAATTGCCCTTGGGCAGGATTTGTTTCTGGACGAGATACAATATATCTTCCAAGAACGGGTATATTTCCGGTTTCAGACGAAGCTGGAATATTTATTTTTGTTAATCCTTCACCGTCAACATCAACGCTCCATCTGCCATGTTCTGTCGCATTATATAAAGTATTTTTAATCTTGGTGGGCAAATTGGTATCAGGAACATCTTTTCTCGCATTGATTTCAAAATGATATTTAACAGATCTGCGCAAATAACTATATAGTCTTTTGAGACCATGAGAGGCCGCATCTTTTGTATTAATAGTTTCTAATTCCGGTATAGTTATCTTGTGTCTGTTTATATCTAGAACATTGCCATATATATCTACAACGGTACCTTCTGTTTTTTCTATTAAATGATTAAAGTTTCTTAAATTCAAGTCCAAAGAATCGGTTCGTCTATTTTCTCTATGCGACGGATTTACAACAATATTATTAGAGCTTTCATTGATATTATTTTGATTTATTAGAGTTGTCGCGCTTGACTCGCTTTCAATATCTCTGACGCCGAAACTATCAGCAAACTCATACGTTATATCTCTTTTCTCAACCAATGCTGGGTTTCTTATTGTTAGTTTAGAAACCATACTGCTTCTTAGACTAACCTCGTCTTCTGGAGATCTGCCGATATCAACTAATATAGAATCATAAGCAATGCCGCTTAAAAAATCCAACGTCTTTGTGTCATTTGGGTCCTCTACGTCGCCCTTGTCTCTTCTAACAACTCCTTCAGTTTTTCTTCCCGCTTCGCTAAATGAATATAAATTACTTGTCCTAACAAACATCGCTTTAGACAATCTAGATATTTCCAAATCTACCCCGTTTTCTCCGGCCCCACAATCTAAACAAACACTGTTTGTGGTCAAATCTATACTACTATTTTTTCCTTTTAAACTAATCTCTCCTGGCTTAATGTCAGGGTATGGAGATACGTCAACAGAGCTATCAGACACCCCACTCTGGTCAAAATAATAACCATGCTCAGGAATAATTGCCACTATATAAGGTTGTTCTTGCGGCGCCATGGCAATAAGAACTTTTGTGTTTTTCTGAAAACCAACAAAAATACCTGTACCTGTTCCGGCACATGGGTGAGGAATGGGACAACGAATATTGTGTTCTCCCTCGCGATCCAAATAACGACACTCCACCTGTGTCTTGTATACTTTCACAATTATGGCCAAACGGACAGAATAACCGCCAGGTATACGTGCCATGTATTACTCCCAATCCCATAAAGAATTATTGTGTTTTTCTAAATTTTCTTTAACCCAAAGTGGCTGTAAGTTGGTGTAGTGACAGGCTCTATAAAACTGATCCTCATCTTTTAAATCTAGAGTGGACAGTGGAATAACATGATCTATGTGCCACAGGCGTCCATAATTGTTCCATGTCATTTTTTCTTCAGTTTCACTGTTCTGATAAAATTTAGACTCAAGATGAATCCTTAACATCTCTATAGAGCATCCCATGTCTCTAACGGCAGAGCCGGTTTTAAAATTACGTTTAAGAGCCTCGTTCAAACGGCTACGCAAAGAACAAGAAATTTTAAAATTTATATTATTATTTCTTTTTTTTCTCATGTTTTCATTTATTTTATTTTTGTTTTTCTTGGAATAATATTGTTTATATATTTTAATTTTTGTCTTATTATTGTCATAATATAGCTTATCATGAATTTTTTTTGACTCTTTTGCTAAAGGAGTTTGTCTATAGCACGACATATATGCTTTTATTTCTTTTTTGTGAGAATCTCTAAACTCTTTTCTTTGTTTTTTTATATATTCTTTGTTATCTTCTCTGTATTTTTTCATATATATTTTTCTGCATTCCTTGCATTGCCCAGTTTTTACACAAAACTCGTTAAGTGTTTTTTCTTTTCCGCACCCGCACGGACCGCCGCACAGTTTTGTTTTATTAAATTTTAATAAATTAATTCTGCTCATTTTTCGGGATCCTTGAAAACCAATACTATTTCAATTATATTTTCAATATTTTCTATGTTTTGCCCAACTAAACTAAAAACCTCTTCTTTTGGACACCTTAAAGAATTTTTTGATTCATTCATATCTCCTGTTATTAAAACAGGTTCAGTGCTGGGATAATTAAACTGTTTATCTTGTATTGCCATATTAAAATATTTTCTATTTAATTTTGCAAAAGTACCACTTGTTTGAGAAAATTTTCCGGCAGGGCACTTTAATATATTAATTACGGCATCAATTCGTTGTAAAACTTTATCGTTATTATCTTCATTTGTTGTAAAACCCCTAACCTCTATTTTGGGATAAGACTCAGCTTTGTTTTCTCCTAGATATAAAGAAGCTATAGATAAAGCGTTTTTTATTTCATTTACATTAAAGCTAGCAAAATCCCCAGACATCATAGAAACCTGCTCTCCAGAGTCTGATACTGTATTTGGAAATATTATTGTCGCCAAATGTCTTCCTAGTTGTTTCCCAGCAGTTTGTCGAGAGGACATAACCTTGTTGAATTTTCTTTGAGTTTTAATGATTCCTTTTCCAATAACATCGAGGGGTGTTGGAATGTATTCTCCTAGCGGGTGTCCCATTTCCAACGCAAGTGTAGTCGTAAAAGATCCGGCATAAGAAAAGGCATGAGACACGGATGTTACATAATAAAGAGTATCTCTTGAGTTTATGTATACCACGTCTCCCAACTGATAGTACTCGTTTCCACACAGTGTCACTGACCCCTTCACGGCCTTTTTGCGATTTTGATTTAACAACATCATGGCATACGGAGCGCATTGCGTTTCAGCGTTTTTAAAGAACGGCCGACTGATTCCGCCATCAGACCTATATCCATACTGTCTCCATAAATCAAAATCGGTCGCGCCGGCCCACAAGACCGGAATCTGGCCAATGGAGCCGGGCCCTTCTCCAATCAAATCTTGTTCGCCATTTACATCCACTCTACAAATAACGTTATCACAACTTTCTGTAAAATTAGAACGTATTATTTGATCATCATATATTATGAAACGTTTAGACGAATTTGGTCCAAGATAATCATTAAAATCATCTTCTATTAAATCCGAAAACGGACTTATCATATCTGGACTTGGGTTATTTCCAATTCCGCCAGCCGGCATGGTAACATCATAAGTATTTGCCTGTTGGTCAAGTTTTCTTTTAGAATCTTCTAATCTCTCCTTATGACTAACCAGTTGCGCTAGTTGACTTATATGCTTTAATCGGTTAGTGGACATATTTGGGGGACTGTTGATGTCGATTATTTCTTTTTCAATTGCAGTAATATCATTGTCGGAAGCGGGATCAACACCGGCCCCGCCAGTTTTAGAACGAAGGGTGGAACGGGTGTCCAAAATAAATTTCGCTAAACCACGAACTTTTAAATCAGAAGGAGCCCTGACACTTTCGGTTGAAATAGACTCTGGGCCAAGAGTTCCGACCACACTTTTTATTAACGAAACGTCATTATCAGCAAACTGTGTCCCAAGGAGGGCGGACTCAATATCAATATTTAAATCAACTATTTCTAACTCATCAACAACATTTTTGCTTCTAGATTTAAACAAACTTGACAAAAATGGTGGATATAATTTTCTTCCCTCTCTATTATCCAATAAAAACAATTTAAGCAATAAAGATAGTGGAACTTTATTATATCTGGGTGGACGAAACTGCAAATGTCCTTGCGCGTCGCAAAAAAACTCAAAATCTAAAGTTTTGGCAACCAATGAACAAATATCTCTTGGGCTTTTAAACTGACTCTCCCACAAGCTTATATTTTGAGACATGTTTACAACAAAAGCCTCAATGTCTAGGTCTTTATCGTATTCTTCTCCAACAATAAACAAATTAGTATCAAAGTTTAACCTACAGTCATATTGTGGCCTAAACTGCAAGATAGTGTTTCGAAGCCACAAACGCTTAAATTTTTCTTTCATGCTCTCACTTTCTGACTCCGCATTGCTTCCACCAAAATCTAAAGCAAAATCTGTTCCATACAGTCTTAGTCCCTTTGTTGGGGCGGCCGAGGCGCTCTCCTTAAATTTTTTGGATTTTTCGTTTATTTGACTTGTTGAATACTTAATTCTGTTATCTAAACTAGTTAAAACCCTATTTAGCTCTATTTGTTGCTTTATTTGCTTGTCAGTAAGAGCGTTACCAGCCTCTGTTCCTTGAATGGCAGTGCTTTCTTCTACGCTTTTGCCTAAAACGAACCTCTGGTCTTGGAGTTTGGCTAAATCAACTCTCAGTTTATTTAATTCTTTAGAAGTATTCTGTAAATAATTTTGTTCACTTAAACGGGCATGAAGTGCTTTTGGATCAACACGAATTGTTTTAAACGGCTGAAAATTTCCAAAAGCTCTATTCTGAGAACGATTTATATCAAAAAACGAATGAAAATAGCTTTCTGGAGAATTAGACTGAACATTATTGTTAAACGTTCCAACAGACATGGCGTTTTCATAAAAAGACTCGTAATTGTGGGGGTATCCGGTTACTAAAACGCTAACTATATCTGCCGCATCTTGTCCAGAAAAAGGATCATTGATTACTGTCATGCCCATTTCTCTTTGTAATTTTTGTGTCTGGTCTTCTTGATCTCCTAAAGAAGTTTTCAAGTTAACATTTCTGGTTGCAACAATTATTCCTTGTTTCCACTTATAAACTACGCCTGGGGCGTGTTTGTATTGGGGTATAGTGGTTCCATCTCCGTTTGTTAAGTAATCCTGCACATGCGTGTTGGTGCTGAATTTATCTCCAGTATTGGTACCACTGTTGAAGTTAATAACATCATTGTCCATAAAAAATTGCGTAGCCTTGTTAAGCTGTGGGTTGTCTAAAGGCAAACCTGTTGCTTCATCAACTTTAATATCAAACGGTGTAAGCGGGTCTTCCAGCAAACCCTGAGTTTGGTCTAGACTGGGAGCGCGATTAACTCTTGACATCTCTAACCACTGCATGTTGCTTGCGCCACTAACTTGTGTTGTGTAGGTTCCATTATCTGCAGAATAATCTTCCGAAACGGTCGTGATAATTCCGCCAAACACATGGGTTCCGGCGTTTCTCATTAGACTGTCTGTTCTAAGAGTTCTGTAAATTTCAACAGGTATGTCTAACCCATCTATTCCCATGGCCTTCATTTCTTCCTCTAGCATGGCATCAGAAACTTTATCGTTTTGTTCAAAATTTCGCAAAAACGGAGAATTGTTTAAAAAAGAACTAAGCGGCCCAATTAACTCATCTTGTTTGAAAGTGTTTCCTCGAATATAAACATTTACGGAGTCCATGGGCTGAACAATTGTTTTTCCAAGATAATGAACTCTTAGGTTTCTTCTGGCGTGAATAGTATCATAACTATTATTGTTTTCTATATAGGTGGCGTTTAGCCTTGTTAGATCGGCAACATATCCTTCTAGATTAAAAAATATCTTAATTACCAAATCATTTTCTTCTGGTGTTAATTGTTGTTCTATCGGAAGTTGCAATAAAGCAATTCTGAAATTATTCTCATTAAAAGAAGCGCCATCTCCAATGCTAGCCGTTACTTTATTACTGGCGGAAGAAGACAAGTTTATCTCAAATATAATTTCAGTATTATCTGTTCCACCCAATATGGCGTTTCCAGAGTTTTGCCCTAGGCCAAAAGCATTTGCTATCCTATCTTTTCTCAAACTCTTTAATTGTCCATCAAGTCTTTGGGCTGTATCCAGATACGCCTGTGGTCCCAAATAACTACGCGTTCTCTGAGGATAATCCAGCTCCGCCTGTGCGGCAGACAAAGCAACCTCTATTTCATCCGAGGTAATTTTGGTTAAATTATAGGGATCCTGCATTGTAAAACCAATAGTTCCAACAGATCCGTCTAATGACAAAGATGTGTTTAAATCGGTAACCATTGTTAACTCTATTACTCCGCTTCCTCTTCCAACCAAAAATGCATCTGGTTGATTAATATCAACAACCCAGTTTGTTCTAGTGGCATGTCTCAAGCTACCAGCCTTGTTTTGAAGCTCTTCTAGACCAATTATCATAGATGACCAATACTCGCTATCAGCACGCGCTTGTGTAATAATGTCGTTTGCTTTGGCTAGTGCCGACGAAACACCAACACCAGAAAACTCTAGAAGCGACTCAATTTGAGAAAAAGATAATTGCTGTGAACTGTCCAGATACTCTTTTAAAACTGTCACAATGGACGCGATACGGTCATAGTCCAAACTAGACTCTTCGTTTAGCAGAGATGACGCCTTTGTTAAAGCTTCATAGGCTGCTATTTGCTGACATTTGTTTTCGAATAATATTTTGGTGGCGCGGAGGAATAGTTTTTCTCCACTATCAAAAAACTTTAAGTCATTTTCGTTTCTAAGCGCCCGGAATGCTCGCTTTTTTATATACAATGTTAAAACCGGTTCTTGTGACGTTACCTGTCTAGTTTGAATATCGTCCACGCTGCTTAAGTTAGATCCAACAAAACTAGTTCCAGGAACATTGCTGAATCCAGAATCAACAAATACTTTTTCTTTTGGTGGAGCTGGAGGAGTTGTCATTCTCATTGTAAAAGCGTTTATCAAACCATTTTTGATAGTTTGGTACTCTGAATTAAAATAATCCAGCACTTGTCCAAAGCTGTCTTGTTGAACTCCTACATCAGAACCAAACAAAATTGCCATTTATATATTTTCCTTGATTTTTTCTTTGATTGTTGTGTCTAAAACATTCATTAACTCTATAAATCTACTTTCTGTATAAAACTCTTCGGGACACTTATCTCCCTTTGATGAATTACACGAAACACACAATACACAAGCGTTTTTTACAGTAAGTGCGTTTCCTTTTGAAAGAGGACGAACATGATCGATGCATAAATTATCTTTATTTTTGCAATTAAAACATTCGTTATTAAATAAATTATAAACAAATCGTTCATCCTGAGAAGTAAATATTTCGTTAACCTCTAGTTTTTTTGCCCGGCGGCGCCTAGATTTTTCACGTATTTTATCAGGATGTTTTTTTGCATACTCAGAGTCTTTTAGAGACTCTTCTTGTATGTTGTCTAATCTCCACTGTTTATTATATTCCTTCAGGTCTTCCGCTCGCGCGACGCGATATTTTTTACAACGCAAACTACTTTCATCTTTATGCTTATTGTACCAATTGGAATGATACTTCTTTCTTTTCTCTATACCTTTTTCAGATTTATTATACTCCTGATTATATTTTTTTTGTCCATCTTTGTAATCAACATCATTTTTATGTTTGTCATACCATTCTTTGGAGTATTCTTTTTTATATTTTTGTCTTTCTAAATTATTATCTTCTCGATGTTTTTCTTTACAGCCCCTACAGCAAAATTTGGCATCGCTTCTTTTTTCCGAAATATCTTTTCTACAACACAAGCAAACTCTTTCCATTTTGTTATCCTAAATTAAAAACCGTATCTGGCACCAAAAGTTAACGGGCTTGATCCTGGATGATATTGTGTCGGGGTATTATTTTGAGGACTTAATCCAAACAGTCCACGAACAGCGTTGCCGGCAATG